ACAGCCCACTTCATAGCTCTAGGTAGATTACCTGCATTTAATGACGCAGATATATCATTTAAAGTTAAATTTGTATCTGGATCATAAACATAAAGTTCGCCTGCCGTACCTGAACTAACAAAAGTTTGGATATTTGCATCTGGTGCAACAACTGCATCAGCAGCAAAAGGAACCAAAACTTGTGTTACCATATTTCTTGTACTCATTTTTTCTAATTTTTAAAATTATTATTCATTTAATTGTGTCTTCAAAATCTTACTTTGAAGATTTGGGTGATCTAAATCACCCGAGGCTATCATAACGGCTATATCCACAATCTCGTGATGTGTATGTTCAGCTAGTTCGCAACTATCATTAAAAGCTGCTAGCTGTCCGTTAGGATAGAGATAAGATGAAACACCTACTCCAGTCCCCCACGATATACGTCGGGGTATTCGTAAGTAATCCAATCTTAAGTCATCTAAAATAAAAGAACCATCAGAATATCCTATAACATAACCTATAGGACATATATCATCTATTGCTGTAATTCCCTGATATCCACCTTGCATAAAAACTATAGGAATCTCTTCCCACTCAAAAGATGGAGAATAAAAAGGATCTTGCAAAACAGAATCAAGATCATCATGCTGTATTTGTACAGTTGATACACCTAATTTTTGTTCACAACCTTCCTTATTTATATTTGCTCGACTTCTTATATGAAACATATAATCTTCGGGCAAACACGCTTCGTAAGCATTAAGATCAACAGAAGAAGTAGCAAAAGGTAAAATATTACCTTTAACTACTAACTTCCTAAGATCATCTATTCTCTTCTGAGTTGTTTCAAAACCTTGACGTTTATTATTAGAAATACCATAGCGTTGTTTTATAAAAATATCTTGAGCCTCATTTAGATACCAATCTACTTCAGGAACAGTTAAATTTTCATAATCCGAACTATCAATTTTGTTAAGTTTTAACTTAACTTCATAATGCATTTCTGTAACATCCATCTACTATTTAGTTTTCTTAACCTTCTTTGTAGTAGCCTTAGACTTAGATTTTTTAACTTTTGTTTTAACAAGTGGTTCCCCATCAGTTATATCATCAGTTACTTCCTCTACTATTACAGTATTATAAGAAGGCGTTCTTACTTCTAAATCACCTTTAAGCTTAACTAAAAGTTCTTGTTTCATAGGATCTAGTAAATTATCTACCGTATTATCATAATCGAAACCTACCTGCTGATCATTATATAAATAAGCAGTTCCTTTTCGTCTAAATACACCAGTTCTTTCTAAATCAAAAACAAGAGCTTTAATTTTAATCTGTTCAGGTTTTGCAGAAGCAGTTCTTAAAAAATCACTTGGAGTTTCTTCAACGATTTCATATAGTTTTGTATATACAAAATCTCTAGAAGAATCCGAAGTATATTTTCCATAAATCTTTAATAAATCTATCTTTTTTTCAACCGATAAACTATTAAATACCTCTATAGCTTTAGTTTTTAACTCCACTTCATTTGCTTTTTTCTCAAGCTCTTGTATCTCATCAAAGATAATATACTTAGCTGATGGCCATTTACCCTGATCAAATTCTTTTTGAGAATTAGCTACAAATCTACTAGCTTTAAGTAGTTTAATTTGTACTTCCTGTAAAGGAATAGCTAGATCATAAATCATAGTTTGGTCTTTAAGCTTAACACGAAAATCATTCCAGTACTCAGAAGTAGATTGAAGATCTGCTCCAAGAGCACCTCCTAATCTAGATTCATCCTCTGAATCAAGTCCAGTTGCTATTTTACCAATTTTTGAATCATACAAAGCCATCAAAACATCTGAAGTGTCTTGAAATTTAGCACGATTTAAGTCATTTAAACCATGCCACTTTTGTCTTACAATAGGTTTTACATAAACCAAAGTTCTTTTACTCATAATGTTTGTTTTAAGTTAGATTAATTTTCTTGAAGAATTAATTCTCCGCAACGAGTTACATCATCAATCTGAACACCACACTGATCGTGAACGATCATAGTGTACGAATCTTTAGAGTTACTCATTAATCCACCTTTATTTGCTCCATAAGGAGTTTGTAAACCAGAAACGTATCCTAGTTTATAACCATTTTTCTTATGAACATACTTAATGTTACCCATACTTTCACTTCCTCCAAAATCAAGGAAAGTAAATCTCATTGATTCTACAGGAACTTGTAAGTTAGAATGTGCTTTTAAATTAATTTCTCTATCATCATACACAGGATTGTGTCTTAGTGTTAAAGAAATACCATTAGGTCCATTGTATTTAACAAATTGTCCACCAAATTCTAAACTACTTCCACTACCTTGAATAAACTTACTATCAGTAGTTAAGAAAGGAGTAGACGCATTCATCATTGCTTGATGAAATGCTAACATACCATACTCACCTGTAAAGGCTACAATATTTCTATTAGCCATATCTACTCTACCAAAGAAAATATCCAATAAATACTCACGGATTAAATTCTCAGTTAATGTAGAATAATAATGAATATGAGAATCTTCTAACAATTCCTGAACTCCAGGACCTGTTCTTGCTATTCTACCATTAGCTCCAGGAACAGTAGAGTTAGATCTTCCATACCATAGAGATCTCTCTTTTTCCTTATGCCATTGGATCCAATATTCAGCTTCAGCATATTTTAACCATTTATAGTCTTTATATGTTTTACCTTCCGCGTCCATTAATGCAACTACTAATGCTTGATTAGCAGCATCACCTGTAACTGAGTATTCTTTTCTTAAAGTAGATAAAGAAGATTTCAGTTTCATAGGCATTGCATATGTAGTCGAACCACTTTGGTCGCCACCTTCTTCATAAATAGAGAAGTATTTAGTCCATTGTGTACCTACTTTCATGTAGTCTGGATCTAAAAATAAACTATTATCATCAGTTACTAATCGTAAGAAATATATATATCCATCTCCATCTGGAACAGGATCTCTTTGTACTCTACAAAGATATTTTTTATCTGGAGTAACAACATCTCCAGGTTTCCACCAGTCTTCATCAACTTTTAATCTGAACTCAGTACCTGCAATACCAGGATTAGTGGTATTACCTGCGGCAGCTGTAGCTCCTGACTCCCAGTTTTCAATTACTACTAAAGGACGAGATGATGATCCCATCAATTCCCATTCCCATTCAAAAGACTCTATTTCGGATGTTTTGCCCATTCCCTTAGTCATAGCTGTTAAAGGATTATCTGCTAATCGTGAAGCAGTAAATACTCTAGTCAATACTGAATCAAATTTATGAGGCTCAGCCATAAAAGCAGAACCTAAATGATTCATTTCAGTAAAGTTAGCATGCCAAGGACGAGTCATTGTTACCAATTTTGATTGTGCTCTTGCCATCTTTTTTTTATTTAAAATTAATTATTAAGTTATAATTCCCAAGAAACAGAAGACTTACCTCCTACTTTCTTGTTCCCCCCAAACTTTGCTTTAGTATCAGTCAAACTTTTTTTGTTCTGAAGACTAGTTCTAAGTTTAGAGCTAAAATCCGTAACTGACCTTTTCTTTGCACTAGTCAAATCATAATCAGTCATACGTAAATAAGCCTTTAAAATAAATTCATCTAAATTATTAGATGCTTTTGCTTCATCAGCCTGAAACTGAGTAACGTATTGAACTCCACCATTAGGATCATTAATCTTAACAGTAGGAACAGTCATATACGATAATAACTGTTTTTTAGCTTTTTTAGATAATGGAATACCCTTTACCTCCTCAGACTTTGAAATAGTATCTTGAATACTAGTTATAATCTCTTTCCTTTTACTCTCTTTCTGTCTGGCAGCTTCTTGTTGCTCAGTTGCAAAGGTCTGCTTTTTTTGTTCTTGATAAGCAGATAATCTTTTCTGAGCAGTTTGAGCCTTTTTAGCTAAAATACCATTATCTTCGTATAGTTCTAAATTCTCACGTATCTCATCTTCACTGTCGCCTCTTAATTTCATAAATTCTCTTAATACATATTTTTGATTAGGACTCTTAGAAATATCTACTTCTTCAAATCCTACTTGAGAATATGTATCAACAAAATCAGAAACCCTACCTCCATTGATAAGATGTTTTAATAACTCCCTACCATCTTTAGTAAGACTATTTTGAAACAAATCAAGTTCTTCTTTAACTCTGTTTTCAACAGTACCTTCTACCGCTTCAAGTAATCCTTCTTCAGTAGGTTTAAAGTCATCATCTAAATCAATGATTTCTTTTTCATTTAACATACTAGCAAATACAGCAACAGGATTATTCTCGTCAACTGTATCACTATCTGTTTCTGTTTCAGAATTAGAAACTTCCTCTGGATCAAAATCTGGAGACTCAGAAGTTTGTTCAGTATCTTCAGACTTATCATCTAAATTACCTAATACTTCTTCTGGTTTTTCTTCTAATTTTTCTTCTGGTTTTTCTTCTTTAATTTCTTCAACAACTTCATCTTTAGCAGTAACTAATTTTTCATCAAAATCCAAAATAGGATCAGGATTTGAAGTTTCTGCCATATCAAAAGCATTTTCGAAAGTTGTACTTTCATCAATATCCCATAATTTATCTGCATTTTTAGGAGTTGATGTTTCTTCTAATTTATTTTCTTCCATTATTTATGTTTTACAAATATAAGTTAATTTTAATTAATACCATAACAAATTTTGTTATATTTTATATTTTAATCAATATTATAGCAAAAATACTATATTTTTTTATATTCCACAAATTATTTTATATTTTTTATAATATCTCAAAATTTAAAACCCGCTCCCAGACTCACACCTTTTGTTGTGGGATCATATCCTAGACTACCTTTAAACTTACGATATTGCCCATACAATCCAATATTAGATAATTTTTTATTTGTTAAATCATATTCAGCATTAATTCCATATCTATAAGGAGCAGAATCTGATCTCCAACTAACATTTGAAGCTCTTCCTCTACTACCTTTTCCTAAACTTAAAGAAATATTATCTGTTCCTTTACCTATTGGTGTTACAGCATCATCACCTTGTGTATCAAAAGCATTTCTTCTTTTATAAGATAAAATAGACTCAAATCCTCCAGATCGTGGAGAAGTATTAAACCCAATACCTCCCCCATATCCCGTATTTATATTTTTAGAATTGGTATTATATGAAGCTTCGATAG